ACCCTCCGCTTTGCGTACTTTCCATTTCTTCCTCAATATCAAAGTCATCACCAAGAATCTCACCAGCAGATAATTGGTTAAGAAGTGTCTCCTGTGAGATAGTGCCAGCAGTAAATAATGTTAATAAACTTGTTATCTCCTGAGGTTCAAGCCTTGTGGAAACAAAGTCTCTATTTACAAAGCTGCTTCCAGCATTAGGTTCATTTAAATATTCGCTATGAAATCTTAGGCAGTTATCAATCAAGTCTTGCATCTGTTGAGCAATGACCATCATGGTGCTGTCATTCTGTGATCTATCTATCCGCTTGGCCTCTGCTGATTCTCCTACCAATTTTTGCCCAAGAACCGCAGCTAATGACAAAGTATTGATTTGTTCTTTAAGATCACCAAGCCTTTGAAACTGGCTGTCATAACTATCGCCTGATGGACTTACATATTCAAGCCTTGATTCTGGTGGCAATGCCAAAGCTTCACTAGGGCCAGTTGTTATCTCATCAGCGTTTGGATAACCAAAGACAGCTAGTAAAGGTACAGAACTAATGTGTAAGATATTATCTAAATCTGATTGAATCTGGTAATGCTTAAGATTTAACTCTGCTATGTCATACAAGGGGCTGCGTGACTCATAAAAACCTACCCTGTTGGAATATGC